GTTTTTTACAGTGAATTTACCTTTGTGGAATCTTGCCATCTACTACACCTGCACATTTCTGGCGGCATAGATATTTGGTTGTTGAACTGCTGTGACGCCAAGTAGAGTTGCTTTTGATCTTAACCCATTGAGGTAGTATGCTACAGTAGCATTAACAGTTACTCCGTCTTGCCCTTTCATTTCTTCTAATAGTTCATGAACGTCACGTTCATATCCTGTGGCAATTTGAAATAGTACTGCTGTAAAATCGTCAGCAATATCAGCGTCTTGATATATTGATTTAAAGTAACTGCGTACAAGATCGTAGTCCGCCGAATCTACTTTAATTTCTCGTTTATAGAAATTGTCAAATATAATTATAGAAGAATCAGTACTTGAGTTTTTTACGTTAATTGTTCCCATAACTATATTTAACCTTTGGATATTGTCTCTTGAACTTTTGTATCTTTTTCTTTTAACAGGTGTGGTGTTGTATCAGCTTTAGCTGTTTCAAAGTTTTGCACCGTAGGTTGTCCTACGTTTTGGCCGTTACTTTGAGCTCTTGAACTTGTTGTTGCTGTAGGTGTACCTTGTGGTTTTGGTGCCAATGCTCCATCTTGTTGACTTAGAACTTCTGCTCTGGTTAATACTTTACCTTTCTTAGGAGTATAAAATGCAAAACCGCCGCCTGCTCTTTCAGTGCCAGTTGCTCCACTGATTGCATTCTTAGTTTCTGAGTTTATTTCTTCTTTAAATGTGTCGCTAGGACTTTCCATTTTCTTGTAAGTATAAACTGCTCTAGCACCTTTAACTGCCGCACCTAATAAATTGCCTGAACTTAGATCTTCAAATGCGCCAACACCTGCATCTAATATACCGCCTTGGCCAAAGAAGGAGTTAGTTGACCCTGGGCGACTTAATGCACTTGGTTCGTTATCATAATACTCTGGTGATGCAAATCCTGGAATTTGGCTAGTACCAATAGCACCACTACCATATTTCACTGACTCATATTTGATAGTCATTCCGTGAGTCATTGTGTCTCCGCCTGCTGAATAATCATAGGTGTCGTGTCTAAAGTCTGTGATAATAGGATTTACTAGAGTATATGAAACAAAACTGTGTTGATTAAATCCGTAAACTGTAATATCTTTAAAAAATTGAGGTTTGTTTGTAGCACCGCCTACACCTTCACCCATGTATCCCCAATCATTACCTATTCTATCATTTTCATAGATGTCTCTACGATTTTGATCTGAAGCAATACCTCGGCCACCGCCTGTTCCGTCACTTGATCCGCCAAACAATCCGCTTAGTCCACCAGGTAATAAATTATTAATGTCATTTGGAATCAACCCACTAACTAAATTAGATAATGCACTACCTGAATTTTGATTAGTTGATTGAGTTGATTGATTTCCACCATATGCTTGACTTGGGTCTTTATAAAAATAATTGTAGTAAGCAAACCATAATGATCTCACAATATCACTTGAATCATCGTGAAAATCAACTGTTACTGGTTCGTAGTTTATTTTTGTTTGGATATTACGTTTTCTGTTGTACTGTTGCATTGTTTCAACGTCAAACGTATAGTTAGGTAATTGTATTGTTTTTGTTAGTACACTGATACGTGAACTGTCTCTAGCACCAAATAGTTTCGTAAGACCAGGTATCTCAGTAGTATTAATATTGAAATACACATGGAAGAGATACTTCTTTCTAGGTGCTAGACCATAGCCAGCTGACCTAAAAGCCTTGCTGGCATGTCTATAATCTTTTAGATAGTCGCTACCTAGGAAGCCCTTCAGAACGTTGTCGAAGAAGCCTGCCATAATCTATTAGCCTGTAACTACTGAACCTAGTGCTCTACCAACGCTTGTACCAACGCCTGATGATAATGGTGTCTGTACTGCGTTATCAAATCTAATGTTTAGTGTAACCGTTGCTGGTTGTGAGTCGCTGTATGTTAAATCGTTATAGTTAACAGTTGTTAAGTAGCAACCATATAGTTCCCATGTTTCTAAAACTACTGGTTCATTAGCACCGTTACCACCGTCTAACACTTCGCAACGTGTAATGAATTTATAGTCAATACCAGCTGATGCTGATGATTGTTCCATAAAGTCAAACTGTTTCTGTAGTTGTTCACCAACTAATTTAGAAACGTTGCCACCTGCGTCATCACGTAAGTTAACTGTAGCATCTTCCCAAGTATGTTTACCAGCCATTCTCATTTTTGAGTTATAAAGATCTAAAGTAATATCTTCAAAGCTCACTGATGGTCTAGTAAAGTCCATGACTTGTTTTGTTAGCTCAGTTCTTGGTGTTGATACACCAAAGTTTTCAAATACCGTTCTAAAGCGATATTTGAGTTTAGGCATTAATAAGCCCTGTGTACTTGCACTCTGATCACTCGCTAAAGGAACAGTCATTCTTGTTAAAGATGAAACCGCCATTTTTAATTCTCCTTCTTGGTTATGTTAATATTTATCATCTCGCAATCACAAAAAATGGCACCGAAGTGCCATTATCTGCGTATATAATGATTATACTATTTTATAAATTACCTGCTTCTATTTCGCCAGTATTTTTAATTCTTACTGGAATATAGATAAACTCAACTGCTTTAGTTGGTTCAATAGCAATATCAACATAAAGTTCGTTTCTGTCAATTCTTGCTGGTGTGTTGTTTGTTTCATCACAAACAACTAGGTAATCGTAAATACCACGTTTAGCAGTAATATCGTTTAATAGTTGCTCTACTGCGTTTTTAACTTCGTTACGTGTAATTGTATCATTTGGTTCAAACATAAATGCTTTACCAACTGCTTCTAATTTCTCACGTAAGTAAGCAACTAAACGTGCTACGTTGATTCTGTCTAGTGCTGATGAAGCACCTGCAACAGTTTTGTTACCATAGTTAGTTAAACCTGCACCCGGAACAAATGTTAGTGGGTTAACTTTATTTTCATAAAGTGTGTCACGCACTGCTTCTCTGTTAGCAACCTGTACAAATTCACTTGTTTGTGCATCAACATAACCTAATGCTGTAACATTATCAATTAGACCACGTCTGTTACCTGCTGGTGCTAACCATGGATAACCAACTTCGTCATTTCTGATAAATGTTCTTAGTACAGCATGTGATGCTGGAACAACCACTGCGTTACCTGATAAGTCATTAGCTCTTGCTGATGGATAGAATACAGACGCATATGGATCATTTGTTACTAGCCCGTCTTCACTGTCTGTACCTAAGCCCATGGCATCAGTTGCCCAGTTGATGATTCCTTCTGAATTATCTGTTAATCTGAATGGTGAATCACCAATGATAAAGCCTGTGTTGTTTCTATCATTGTTTAGTGCTACCATATTTTGCATTAACTCTGGATAACCAGGAGCCGCTAATAAGTTAAACTGTCTTTGCTCTTCACGTATTTCTGTGTTAGAGTCAATACCTGCTTTCAGTGCCGCAACAACCATTTGACGTTGTGCTTTACGACCCATGTATGGCGAACCATCTGCTTTGTTACCTGAAACAGTTACCCATGCATCTTTGTTTGTTGGGACAGAATCATCTGGGAAGGCAGTTGCGTTAAAGTAGTTAACTTTATATTCTTTAACTGTGTAACCAGAACGTCTTGTATTGAATAACAATGTACCTGCAGGATATAATGCTGAGTTTGGTGCATCAATATCTAAGTAGTTACTTACTGCTAGTGCTTTAATAGTAGCAATATCACCTGTAACTGGATCAACGTCTGCTGTTGACCAACGGGCATCTGCAAATACAATACCGTTTTCAGTTGTTTGATCTGTGTTATCAATAGTTACCCATTGATCTACACCGTCTACTGCCTCCCAACGTTTAAGTAATGGATAGTTTTCTAAGTCTGATGTGTCTAACCACAAGTCACCATATTCAAGTGCTGTTTCATCTGACTGTTGTGTAGGTGCACTAGCACTAACTTGACAACCAGTAACGTCTGTATCTGATAAGTCAAAGCCACGTACATCATTTGTTACATTTCTATAACCTTTCCATGCTGAACCATCGTGGATCATAATATCTACTTCATCAATTGCTGAGTGATACCATAATGTACCGTTTGATGGATCTTGTGTTGGTTCAGTTGCTTTTGCTTCGTATGTTAAAGTATTCCAGTTTGAGAATAAAACTGTTGAATTATCAGCTTTTACTCTTGAGTTAGTAACTAAATCAGCAAATGATGTAATACCGTATGCATCTTGAACTGGAGTACCAACTGTTTCTTTAAGCTCAATAACACCACCTTGTGTGTGTTTAATTGTTAAGTAACCATCTGTTACTGAAGCAACAGTGTTAGCAACATTTGCCGCATTAAATGCTGATGCAAAGTCCTGGATTGTTGTACCTGCTAGTGTAGCAGTTACTGGTGTTGACATTGTTGTTGAGTTTTTAACACTTGCTGAAATTGTAAACGCATCAGCATTTGTCATTGTTGGGTTTGCATTCACTGAAGTAACAACTGTGTCACCTGTTTGTGAACGCACATGTAATTTCAATGTAGCAGTGTAGTTTTCTGACCAATCTAAATAGCCATATACAACACCTGCTGAAATATTTCTACCACCACCGGCTGGGTCAAGTTCTTTGTTTGCTGTGGCATCATCAGCATATAAAGGAACTGTTACTGTAGCCCATGTGTCTGTACCTTCGTCATATTGTTTAACAACAATATTAGCACCTTGTTAACTGATGTTGTTTTCTGCCATAAAGAGCCTGTTGGTCTCGGAGCAGTATCAGTTGTTTTCCAACGTGGTAATGATGTATGCTTAGCCTGTGTAAATTCAGGAGCATAATATGTACCTGCTGTAATACTTAAATCTGTTAACAGTGTACCTGTGCCGTTAGCAATAGTCCATGCACCGTCTGCAGATGAACCTTCTGGAGTAACATCACTGTCAGCATAAATTTCTAATTTACCGTCTACAGCCGCGGCCGAAATACCAGTAATACTTGCTGAGTTAATTTCACTTGCTAATGTGGTAACTGTTGTACCTGTTGAAGTAACTGTTGTGCCGTTAATTACTAAAGTATGACCTGCTGTTAATGTTGGGTTTGTTGTACCACTCTGTACTGAGTAGTGTGCATTTTGCCAATCATCAGAGCCAACTAACACCCATGTGTTATCTGCTTTTTTGTAGTAGATTGGGTTTGCTGTGTTTGTTGTAACAACTGCATAATCCCCAACTGCGCCAACTGACCCTTTAGGAACACCGCCTGTTAGGTCGTCTGTTGAAGTAATTGCATGTGGTACTTTGTTTGTAAATTTACCTGTTGATTTATTCCACTCAAATAAACCCCATAATGTTTCTGCTGTGTCTAACCAGTATGAGTTATCGTTAGCGTCACCAACTGGTCTAGTTAGTCTTGCTGATAATGCCGCTAGGTCAACGTCAACACGTTGTACATAAGCTCTGTTAGAAACACCCAGCACTGAGTGAGCGGCTAATAAGCCATATTCGTTTAGTTCATAACCGTTTAGTGGAGTACCATTCGTTGTTGAATAGAAAAATGGGTTACCATATAATGTTGCTAATTCTCGTTGGCTAGTAACTAGTTGTACTTTGTTTGCGTTAGCGGCTGTGGTTGCTGTCGCTACGCTTGTTCCTGTACCACTTACTTTGTTTTGTGCTGTTGCAATAAGTAAGTAAGGAACTGAATTCGTTGCGGCTGGTAAGTATTGACTTTCGTCAACTACACTTACTTCTACGCCAGGGGATACTAATGCCATAATATTTTTCCTCTTAATATATTCAGTTGTTTAACTGTTATGAATATTTATACGATTAGCACTAAAAACGCCTAATTACAGAGCCTTTGCAAAGGTTTGTGTATAAATACCTACATGCAACGCCCTATATGCCAGGCCTGTAATCATCATCCGGCCGCAGTTAATTATAAGAAGGAAGGTAAAACACATTACCGTAGCCGTTGTGCGATCTGCATTAACAAAAATAAGAAAATTAAAACACCAACACCACGCTGGTTACTCAAAGGATATAAGAAAAAAACTAGCTGTGACCTATGTAGTTTTAGAGCAAAACATGGTAGTCAAATACAGGTCTATCACATAGACGGTAATCTAAATAACAACGAATTAATTAATTTAAGATCAGTTTGTTTAAACTGTGGTGTGCTTATACAACGG